AACAAGAACAGGATATAAAAGAAACAGCGTCACAGACTGCGAGAACACAAAATTTTTCAGAGGCTCCGCCACCTTCGGTGTTTGTTTCTGAAAATACCTCAAATCATTTTCGTGAACATGTCGGTGCCGTCTTGTCTGAGCTGATGTCGGTATGCAAACATTTGGCTGGGCTTAGAATGTCTGATGGAAAGCAATTCAATCCGTATCAGCTCGTTCAGATTGCGGTCAAGGATGGCTATCACCCCGGGGCAATCCTTTCAACTTGTCAGGCAATGATTGAGGGGTGGAGTGGGATCAGTAACCCATGGGGTTGGTTCAAGAAGATAGCGACGGTTCAAAGCAAGAATAATTACGAGAAGGAAAAGCAGTGGAAGGCTGATGACTACAAGCAAGTGTTTGTTGATCTTGCTAAGCAGGATCTTTTCAAAGATTTCCTGCGTGAGGCCGGATCGATATGAACCGTGGATGTGTATACAAACGCTGTTTACGCCTATGGGGTAAAATGAACCATGAATGTGTTTGTAAACACTGTTTACGGTTCACGGGTCCTTCTGGGGGCTTGCCCATACGCGGTTACGGTCAGCCCGGGTGTTGGTTGCGCGTAATTTTGAAAACGGAACGGAAAACGGAAAGAATGTTGATATTATTGGGTTTTGTTGTTTTTGGTGGTGACTTTTTTCTGAGTGAGGAGCTATGACGGAAAAATTTAAAAATGTGCTGGCAGTGTTGAAATTTCTGAAGGCTGAAGGGTTTAAGATTGGCCGGGATAAGATTTATCAGGATGTCAAAAAAGGTCTTCTCCGTGTTCAGAAAGACAAGTCTGTTTTGATTGCCGACGTTAAGCTTTATTCAGCGACTTTGAAGCAGGTCAGCTTTGACGGGGTTGAGCTTGTTGAGGATCAGAAAGTCAAAACCCGAAAAGAGATTGAAAAACTCGATCTGCAGAATGAGAAATTAAAATTTGAGCTGGATAAAGAGAAAGGGAAATATCTCAAGAAGAAAGATTTTGCAATGGAGGTTGCTGCCCGGGCAGTGGTTCTTGATACCAGTATCCGGCATATGTTCCAGATGAATGCAGCGGAATATATTGCGCTTGTTGCGGGAAATGCTCTGAAAGCGAACGAGCTGCTTGAACGGATGGAGGGGGATTTTGATTCTGTGATGAACAGCTTTGCAACCATGGATACATTTCAGGTTATGATTATCGGGGGGGATGATTCTTGAATCAGCAGAATTTATTCAAAGAGGCGTTTGAAGGGATAACGATTACATGCCCGTCATGGTTGCCGGATGAATTGCGTGAAGAACTTGCCGAACGGGGAAAACTTCAGTATTCCTTCAGGTTTTTGAAAGCTGAACGCAAGGCCTACAGGAAAGAAAAGCCGATTAAAGTCAGCGACTGGGCTGAAAAGAATCGTGTTGTCACTATGAGCGCTTTGCCTGGCCCGTGGAAAAATAACGTTACTCCGTATCTGGTCGGGATTATGGACGCTATTGATTATCCAAGTGTTCGCGAAGCAACTATCTGTAAGTGTCCTCAGTCCGGCGTCTCTGAGGCGGCGCATAATTACATCGGGTATTGCATCGATCGAAAACCGGGCCCGGTGCTTTATGTTTTCCCTGATCAGCTGACGGCAAAAGAAAATTCTGACGACAGAATTCAGCCGATGATTGAAAAGTCTCCTCGTTTGTCAGGTTATTTGACAGGCCGGCAGGATGATAAGGCGAGTTTGAGAATTAATATGCAGCATATGCTGATTTTTCTTGCATGGGCGTCATCAACATCCCGGCTGGCAAATAAGCCGATTCGATATGGTGTTGCTGATGAGATCGATAAATCAGGATTTTCTGCAAAATCAAATGAAACATCGGCGTTAAACCTGATTCGGAAAAGGTTTGTGACGTTCAAAAACAGAAGTAAATTTATTAAAATTTCAACTCCGACAGTCGAGACTGGAAATGTCTGGGTTGAGCTGAATGATTGCGAAGTGATTTTTGATTTGTGGGTTGTTTGTCCGGATTGTGGCCACTGGCAGATAATGATTTTTGAGCAGATCAAGTGGGACGGCGGCTCGGATGCGGATCCTGATGAAATAATTAATAAACAACTGGCAGAATATGAATGCATAAAAGAGAGTTGCAAAGGCCGCTGGAGCGATACAAAACGTGATTTAGCTGTCCGAATGGGTGAGTGGCGCTCCCGGGGTAAGAATATTGAGATTATGAGGTATTTAAAAAACTTTAATCCCCGGAAAATCGGTTTTCATCTTCCATCCTGGTATACCCGCTTTGTCTCATTGTCAGAATGTGTTGAATCGTTTTTGAAAGGCCAGAATGATCTTGATGACTGGAAGGATTTTATAAACGCCCATAAGGCTGAACCGTATATCCCGAAGAAACGAAAGAAAGAAGAATCAAGAATTAAGGCGTTGAAAGATGACAGGCCTGCAGGGATTGTTCCGGGTGGTGATGTTGTTGCGGTCTTGACTGCAGGGGTTGATACTCAGGATTATGGATTCTGGTATGAAATCCGGGCTTATGGCTGGGGGCTTAAGGCTGATTCGTGGCAGATCAGGGCAGGATATGTTGAAACATTTGAAGCGCTTGAGCAAATTCTCTGGGATGACAACTATGAAGATTTAGAGGGAAACCGTTATTTCGTAGAGCTTTCGGTTCAGGATGCCATGGGGCACAGAACCGATGAAGTTTATGATTTTTGCGCGGTTAACCGTGGAGTGATTTTGCCGTTTAAGGGTGAAGGTCGTTTAACTCAGCCGTATACATATTCGAATATTGAGTTTTATCCCGGCACGAAAAAACCTATTCCCGGTGGGTTGCAGCTACTCCGAGCGAATGTAAATTATTATAAAAATAAGTTGTCCCGTTGGCTTGATGTTGCTCCGGGTGACCCTGGATCGTACTGGATGAACAGCGAAATGACTGACGACTGGGCAAAGCAGATGACGGTTGAATACGTTAACGAGAAAGGTGAATGGGAATGCGCTGACGGGGTTGATAACCATGCGTGGGACGTTAGTAACTACGCTAATATTGCATACGATGTTTTACAGGCTAAGCACTGGGCGAAGCCTGAAACTGATTTGAATACGCAGGCAGAGCAGAAGACTGAAAAGAAAAAACCTAAAAATAAAAGGGGTCGAAAATGGTAGACAAGACAAAAGGGAATAACACTGGGGATGCGTTGACCGGAATGAAAGCAATTTGCAATTACATGAATCGATCTGAGCCGACTGTTCTTGATTTAATCCGGGATCGTAAGTTTCCTGCTACGAAAATTGGCGGTGTTTGGGAAAGTGGTAAAACGCTGATTGATGGTTGGAAAAAGGCTCAAATTTTTTCTGAAGTCTTTAAGAGCCAGGAGGCTGTGTAGTATGGACAGCTATCGGATAGTGAAAAAGGGTGATCAAATCCGGGTAGAAAAGCTGGTAAAACGGTGTTTCTTTTTCTGGGGATGGGTTGGAGTTGTTCCGGAGCCGCCTTCTTTGTCAAGGGCAGGCTATATGCCTCTTACGAAATTTCATTCTGTTCAAGAGGCTGAGGTTTATGTAAGAGGGTTGATTGAAAAAAAACGGGCTGAAAGTAAGGGGTGGCAGGTTTATAAGACTTTTAACACCGGGCTTAATGATATTGTGTGTCCGGATACTCCAATGCCGAAAGTTAAGCGTCCTGTGCCGTCACCACCACCACCAAAGAAAAAAACTTATGAACCTTGCAACCCTGATGCTGAAATTGTTGAAATGTCCATGCACTGTCCTGTTTTGAGGGGGTGTTATGATTTGTATAAAACAAGGGCGCTTGGTTACGTTGGTATGCTCGAAATGATGGTTCTTGAGCAGACAAAGAGAAAGCTGCTGGTTGAGGGTGAATTGGTCAATGAGCTTGAAAGCAGGATTGTTGAGACGTGAGGGAAGGATTTAAAAACCCCGGCCTGAAGATCAGGCCGGGATGGTCTTTGAAAATAAATTTCTTTATTTGCAGTTTAGAAGGCCGGTCGGACAGAGTTTGTATCCATCTATGTTGAACGAAAATAGGTATTCTTTAGTTGCCTTGCCTATTGTGATCGGTAGAAGGATTGCAACGTCTTTTCCAATGAATGATTCGGCCATTTCTTTTACTTTTTTAGGAGACGGCATTTGATTTGGGATCAAAGCTCTATGTGTAAGTGTTGCGCCATGTCCTAAATTAATTACTATATTTTCAGTGGGGGCAAAAACGTCTTTTAATATTTTCCCTTTTGGAATGACTGACGGGATTTGTTCTTCTGCTTTGTTAATTAGTCGTATGCCGGAGTGAATTACTCTTTGTGCCTCTTCTGAAATATTAACGAATGCGGCTTTGTCCCATAAAACTGATATTGTTTTATCGGTTTTGTTTTTTATTACGAACCTGACTCTATCATGGCCGGGGGTAAAGCTAACCATAATGAAGCTGTCTTCAAATTTTAATTTATCCGTAATGTTTTTTTTATTATATCCGTCAACTTCACTAAGTGAAAGGTCATATTTTACAAAGGAAGTACAGCTGGAAAATATCATGGTAAGTACACAGAGAATCATAACACGTTTCATGGGGCAGTCTCCTAAAATCAACGGGGTAAAAAGTAGTAAATCGGGTACAGTTTTTTAGCAAACATCAAAAAACAGGTAGCATATAGAGTAATATCATTCAACAAAAAAACGCTTGACACTTTAAACGGGTATAAATTACAGTCTGTGTGTGCTGGTAAAATCCAGCGCCGGGATTGAGACCCCGTTTGTACCAAAAGGTGTCAAGCGCCTTTCAAAAAATGCGCTTTTTTTGCGTCTATATTTTGGCAGGCTGGATAGGGCCGACTTCGGTCGGGCCGTGTACCTTTTGGGCGGTAGTCTCAACCCTGTTCGGTCTGCCATTTTTCAGATTGAGACCTGAAAACGGCAGTTTCAACTTTTTATCCAAAAGGAGGCTGTTATGACAAAATTTCCTATCACAATTTCAACAAATGTAATTTCAAACCAAAATCAAAAAACCATTAATGCACGTGGACTCCATGAATTTCTTGGTGTTGGAAAAGTTTTTGCTGGTTGGCTTAAAGGCCGGATTGCTGAATATGGTTTTGAAGAAAATCATGATTATGTTTGCTTTCCAAATTTGGAAAGCAAAAAACAAGGCGGTCATAATCGTAAAGAATATGAACTGTCTTTCGACATGGCAAAAGAGCTTTGCATGGTTGAAAAAAACGAGCGCGGCCGTGAAGCAAGACGGTACTTTATTGAATGTGAGAAAAAGCTGAAAGAAAAGCCGCTTTCTCTTCCATTGCCGGAGAATGATCCTGAGGTCTTGCAGAAAACCATTGAGCACTTTACAGGATATGCTATGGATTTACAGGATGATATTGAAAAATCATTGGTACTTTTAACCGCGGCGGTGGGTAAAGTGGCTAAACTTGTTAATACGGCTTGCGTGCTTTATCCGGAGCAGGTTAAACAGGCACGAATGAAGGTTAAAGGATAAATAATTTAATTAAAGCGATTGAATAAGGAAAGCGGCTCTTTTGGGCCGCTTTTTTACTTTTGCTCAGTAAATTACTTAAAATACTTGTGGTGGGCATAAATTTATGTGTATAAATTTAATTCTATAATTGTTCGGTATACACATTGATACAAAAGGGCTTTACTTATGATGATTACAAATGTTTTAGGTGTAGCGGGAATTGCAGTTAGTGCTATTTTTGGTGTTTGGGGAGTATATTTAACAATAAAGAAAAGAAAATATCCTTCAGAAATATCTTATGTATCAGAGAGTTCTATAAATTTGTTCAATGATGTTGTCGGGGATTTAAATGAAATAAAAATCCTTTATCAAGACCAACCAGTAAAGCACAACCTTGTCTTATTAAAGGGACATCTTATAAATACCGGGGAAACAGACATATCTCCCTCAATGGTTAGCAGAGAGTTAACAGCAGTTTTACCAGAGAATTACAAATGGATAGAGGCAAAAGTAACGGGGTATAGCAAGGAGGTTTCTTCATCAGTGCAAATCGTAAAAGAAAACATCCTATCTTTTGATTTGGACTACTTCAGATGTAAAGAGTTTGTTTCATTTCAAGCATTAGTAGAGGTTCCTATTGATGATGAAAAACAAAATCCATCTTCACTGCTTAAAAAGTCTATAAAATGGGATCATAGGATAATTAACACAGAGAAAGTTAAATTTATAGCATCGTCCGTTATTGGAAGCAGTTATATTTTTTCAGTCCCTTTTATGATACTTGGCTTGGTATTTTGTCTATTTTACGCTGGTTTTGAATATTATAGCAGCGTAAGTAGAAAACCTTTTAATCAACATCTTATAAAGTATCAGTTAGGAGTTGAAAAAAATAAAATTTTTTACCATCTGTCTTCTAATGACGGTGAAGCGTTTAAGTTGGAGAGTGATGGCTCTGTAATTGAAGAAGAAATCTCTCGGAAGGGTTTGTTAAAGAAATATGAAATTGTAATTAATTTGCCGTATTCTAAAAAAAGGATTAATAGAGGTTTTTTATATTATTCTGAGTATGTGCTTATCGGCTTAAGTATTCTAATTTTGTATATGACGGAATTGGTCATTAGACGTAAAGAAAAGTATATAAAATCATTATTGAAGAGGGTCTAAAGAGACTGATAATGTCCGGGCGATATAATTTGTAGCCGCAAAGAGGCATCCTGCTTTAAAATAAAAATCCCTTTGACCTTATATGTCATTTCCTCTTGCTATACATTGCTGGTCAGTAAGTAAGAAGAATGCCATATTAAAAAAGAAGTAAAATCAAAGGAGGCCCCTTCATGCCAGTATCCCCCATTACAATTTCTAATCACACCATATCAAACCTGTCTCAGAAGACTATTAACGCATACGACCTGCACCGGTGTTTAAAGATGAGTCTGTCTTTTTCTGAATGGATTAAGGCCAGAATAAAAGAATACAGGTTTGAAAAAGGTTATGACTATATTATTCCGGTTGGAACAGAAAAGTATGAAATAACCCTTAATATGGCAAAAGAACTTTGCAGGGTTGAGAAGACAAACCGGAGTGTCAAAATGGGCCGGGTTATTATTGATTATGAGAACCGACTGAAAGAAAAATCTGAATTGTCAATGTCCCCGGTTTATGACCCTGCATCAAAGCAGGTGACAATTGAGCATTTTACAAAGCATGTTTTGTCGATGCAGGATAAGATTGAGAAAGCGCTGGCTGCTTTAAACTTCGGGCTGATTGATTCGGGGCGGGCTGTTAATACCGCCTGTGTTCTTTTTCCTGAAGAGATTCAAAAGGCAAGGATGAAGGGTGATGGGTAATAGGGGGCTGTGAATAAAAAAAGGCGGCCTGTGCTGCTGGCCGTCTTTTTTGTGTTGATATGAACGGGCGGGCATATATTTAATTTTTAGTCTGTATGTAAAGGTTAAGCGTAAACTTGGCCCCAGCTTTTTGGTAAAAGAATATGGGTAATTAGTAAAATTAGCTATAGAAAATACTATACTTACTTATTGTATTGTTTTTCCTGAGCGCTAAAACTACTTTTATCTAAGTGATATTATAATAAACAGGACAATGGTCAAAATTTATTAATATATTCATCCAAGTATTTTCAGTGGTGCAGTTATCTAATGCAATTACCGTTCTATTATTTCCATGGGCTACATAATCTATAACCGCATTAGGGTTTAACGTGGTTATGAATCCTCGCCTGGTTAAATGGAATTGATCCTTTAAGGTTGGCGAAGTTATCAAGTTGTCTCCAAGACTATTCCATTGAGTAAAATTAAGAGGTGTGTTTTGATGGCTTAATGGGGCAACAACATCCAGAGCTTTTTCTATACTATTTTGAATTGGGAGATTGAAATCTCCTCCAACAACTGTATTTTTCCCTGTCATTGTATTGAGGAAAGTCTTTACAGCATCAGTTGCAGCGTTTCCACCCCTATTTGAGGCGTTTGCATGAATACCCCAAACAGAAATATTACCGCAGGTTACCTTAATTAACATTCTCCTTTGATCCAATCCATGAAAACGCATCCCTCTTACTGCTATACTTACAGGTTGATAGTTTGGATGTTTTAATGCACATAAGCATTTGGTAGAGGAGGCACCATTTCGATCCAATGTATTCACATACCCGCCAAGCATCCTATATTGAGGGCAGGTACCAGTACCATTAAATAAACCAATGTCGTTAAATTGGGCTAACGTGCTGCTTAACTCTTCTAATATTAAAATCTCTGGTTGAATTTCTTCAACCCATGCAAGAAACGCATTTTTTTTTTGCTGCTGTGAACTTTTTCCCATATTAACATTCCAAAAAGCAACTCTCATGTTCTACCACTCTAACTTTTTATAATTTATCTAAAAGACAATAGACTGAAATATATCCGGTATTTTTTCAACAATCTTACTACTACTAATACAAGCAATTTATAATTATTTAGTCAAGTAGAATTCGCAGTTTTTCTATGATTAATAAACCATATATTGCCTCTAAAAAACATCCCAATTTAACCCCTGTCAACCGAAAAAATCAAAATATACCAAAATATACCCGAATATACCAAAAATCTTAAACCCGAATATACCAAAATATAACCGAGTACACCCGAGTACTCCAAAAGAATCCAAAATACACCCGAATATACCAAAATATGCCGAAAGTCTTGTCAAATCAGCCTCTCTGAAACCCATGTTATAATAAAATCAAAAATTATACGGTGAAAATTTCAAAGCAAATGAGGCAAAAATGGCTTTTACAGACTGGGCGGCGCTTAAAACGCAAATGTTAAACGACCTTGCAGATAGTAAGTGGAATGTCTCTGAATATACAGTTGACGGAAAAACCACAAAATACAGGTCTTTTGATGAATTCCGGAGTGCTCTTGACTATGTGATTGTGAGAGCTGGTGAGTCGGCAGGCTCTGTTTCCGGTCGAACTAATGCAAGATCAGTGAGGCAATAATGGGATTTCGCTTAGGCAATGCAATAGACAGGGTGATCGGTGTTTTTGCTCCTGGTGTGGCAGTAAAAAGGGGGATGGCCCGGGATGTTCTTGAGCATAAACGTCAGTATGCAGCTGCTAAAAGCGCGACGGCTTCAGGGGGCTGGAATCCGGTTAATCCTGAGAACGTTAATGATCTTATTGCGTCCAGTTCTTCAATAGTTCGCGGAAGGGTTCGCCAGCTGGTCAGGGACTTTCCGTATTTTTCAAGGGGCGTCAATGTCATTTGTAATTTTGTTGTGGGTACCGGGATCACTCTGCAGGCGCGAGTAAAGACCGGGAATGAGCTGAATAAAAAAATCAATTCAGCCATTGAGGAAGGTTTTAAACGTTGGTCTGATGAAGCCGATGCGGCAGGACAGCAGCATTTTTATGAATTAACAGAGCTGGCAAAGCGGAATGAATGTGAGACCGGTGAATATATTTTTGTGAAACGAAACATCAAAGGGCAGAACAGGTTTTTACCTTATGCTTTGCAGGCGATGGAGCCGGAGAGACTGTCAAGTTTCGGGGCTAAAGCTGCAAAGGGGAATATGCTTCATGAGGGTGTTGAATGTGACTCACTAACAGGCAGGCCGCTTTTTTATCATTTTGCTGATAATGGATATTCCGGGAAGGCACACAGGGTTCCTGCAAAAGATGTGATTCACGGATTTAAGATTCTTAGACCGGGCCAGCTTCGTGGGATTTCTCCGTTTACGCCGGTTGTCATGCTTGCTGATGAACTTCAGGATTTAATGGGTGCAACGCTGGAACGTGCCCGCCTTGCAGCAAAGTGGCTGGCTATCGTTAAGACTCCGAATGCGGCTGGTTTTCAAGGTAGCCGCGTCCGGACTGATGACAACGGGAAAAAGATTGAAGAGCTTGAAAACGCTATTATTGAATATCTGAATCCTGGTGAAGAGATTGAGTTTGCAGGCGGTAATCTTCCGTCTGATACGTTTGACCCTTATGTCAAATTGATTCTCCATATGATCGCTGTTGGTATTAACATTTCTTATGAACTTTTATCAGGTGATTACTCCGGAATCAGTTATTCAACACTTCGCGGGAAAAGAAACGATCTTGCAAAGGACATTGAGCCGCTTCAGGTTGGCATGGTTCGTCGTTTCTGTCATCCGACGCATAAAGATGTTCTTGACCAGATGGTTATGCATGACCGCTTGCCTGTCAGGCTTCCCACATACCATAGAGACCCATGGCCCTTTCAAAAAGCTGTCTGGATGCCACCGGGCATGGAAGCTGTTGACCCGCTTAAAGAATCAAAAGCAAATACAGATCAGGTGAAAAGCCTTATCAGATCACCGCAGGAAATATGCAGATCACGTGGCCGTGATTCTGAAGACGTTCTGGACGAAATCGCAGAATTTAACAAAATGTGTATTGAGCGTGGATTATCACCTGCAGAAACATCAACCGCCATTGCGCAAAATCCGGCCGTTTTGGGGGCCGCTGCTTAAAACGGAGTGAATTATGGATAAAATGAGAACCAGATCCGGCGAAAATGATCAGTTTAAAACAAGAAAAATTACAGTATCGGCAAAGGCGGCAGAAGGTCAGCCATTAACGCTGAATGAGGCGGAGCGAAGCGTTGTAATTGGGATTGCTTCCGAAACGGATCAGGTCAGAGCATATGATTATGATATGGGCGGCTATGTACCTGAAATTCTGGTTATGTCCGGGTTCGTCCCCCCTGAGTCTGGTCAGGTCCCTTTGCTTGACGCTCATGGACGATATAGCGTTGATGATGTTTTTGGTTCGGTTAAAGACTATGTGGTCAGTGGTGACACATTGGATGGTACCGCTTTTTATTCTGAAACTGAGCGGGCAAATAATGCTTTTGTGAAAACAAAGGAAGGCCACTTAACAGATTACTCTGCAGGTTTTCGCGTGTTGAAAGAAATGAAGCTGCAGGAAGATCAGACGACAGAAATTGAAGGCCGTACATATACCGGCCCATGCATATTAATTACAAAGTGGGCGCTTAAAGAAGTGTCGACTTGTCCTATAGGTGCAGATCCGACGGCAAAAGCCCGTGGGGCTGCTGCTGACAATAAAAGAAGTCCGGACGGTTCCGGAAAGGAAAACAACCAGGCAACGCCACCGGCTGAGCCACAGACAAAGGAGAAA